CAAAATTACAGTCTCGTTGATAAGCGGATATTCCGAAAAGTTATTTTCCAATGGATACGCCCACATCAACTGGTCTTTTTTAGTATTTTTCCCAGACACGAGAGGACGAATCAAAGCACGTCCAATCCAAGTTAAATCGGGGTCTTTTTGTGTTGGGGGCAAACCATTCAAATCCGCAGGCCATCGGTCAGAATCAATTTTCGTTTGCATTGGGTGTGCTCCCGAATAAATTGGATGGCTTAAATCCAAAACAATATCGAGCACCAATCCAAACTCAATCTCATGAAATTCTCGGTTTCCACTCTTGGCCGCAGAATGGTTTGTTGCCAAACCAAAACTGTCTAGCTGGCGAGTATTTTTTGCACTGTCTTTCCAATATGCCATATATTATTTGGGAATAGGGACTTCTACATCTTTTTTGATGCCTTTCAACGTATCTTCCGCCTCGGCTAAATGATTTTTTAACAGACGTTCCTTTTCTTCTTCCGTCAATCCGGCACCTTCACCACCAGTAGCCTCAATTTGAGTAGAATGAATTCGTTGAACCACTGCTGCAAGTTTTATGAGTTGTTCATCATTCTTAACACCAACTTCAAGAAGTTCTTTTATTCGGGGCATATACTGTGCCACATCATTCGGACCCTTGATGAGAGTTCTCATGTCTCCGATGAGGGTGTCTAATTGGTCCTTCTTATTGACTGAACGGTCAATAACATCTTTACACAAATCCTTAAAAGTCTTCCCGTTATAAATTTCAAAGTCAATGTCTGCCATAAGTGTACATAAATAGACCCTTTACCCCAATTTGAGCGGTAAAAGGTCATTTTTTGAGGGGTTATTGCAACGACGAATGGCGTTATGAATTGATATTGCCAGTCTCGGTGTATGATTTTTGAATATTATCATGGTATTGCTTCATTCGATTGATAACTTTGGTTATCTGTTGTGTTTTACAGGAAGCAATTTCACGAATATACAGATAGAGGGCTTTTTTATTGAAGGCATCAATACGGTCAGACTTTCGAAATAACTCGACAACCGCATTAGCAATATTCAAATCTCGTTGTTTGTTGAATATTTTACTGACATTTTTCTCCCAAAAATCAATAACGAGTTTTATAAAATCGGTTAATTCTTGTTGAGCATAATACTTGTCGTCCTGTTGAAGTTGAATTGTATTCTCGTCCCGCTCATCACTTATTTCTACATTTTGATTAAACTTTTTATAATTGGTGTTGTTCAACAAAATGAGATAATGCTTGGCAATGATGGAAAAATATGCAAACGCACGAGTTTTTTTAGTCGGGTCATTTCTGCTTGTGCGATTGGGGTCAAACTTATGCATGTTCGCCACCAAATGTGTCAGGCATTCTTTTTGAACATCTAGCGGCCCCGTTTCAAAATAAGAAAATTTGAACGTATTAAATACGTTTTCCACTAACTTTTGGAATGGTTGAAGAATTCTTTCCCGGAATATTTTCTCCCGGACCTCAAGGTTTTCGGTATTATTATACAATACGATTGCGTCCTCAGTATCCTGAGTAAAATACATTCGTGTAACATTTTTGGTCCGGCGTTTTCTGGGAAGTTTAGCTGGTGGCTGAAAAACTGCGACTGGAATGGGAATGGTCTTTTCCTTTTTCTTTTTCCTTCGAGCAACTGGCTTTACTTTATTGCGGATAGAGATTTTGAGACGACGTGTAACTTTTTTGTGTTTTTTCATTGAGTTCTTTTGTTGAGCTTCTCGATAAGCTCCATCATCTCTTTGAATACTACTCCCACTTCATCGTCCGATTCAAACCCTCCTTTTTCGCCTCCCGCAATTGTTGTAATAAATGTGCCACGAGTATCAATCGCTCGCATTTGTGCTAGCGTCTGTATTACATCAGTTTTGAAGTCGAGAATCCACTCCTCGTAAATAGCGATTTTGTTCAGGAGAATTTTAATCAGGATAAATGTGGAAATAAGCAACCCCAAAGCGATAATCAGAGCTAACGACAAGATGAGTGTAATCATATGTTATTCTTCCAAAAGAGACTCGTTCGTGTCTAAAAATTCCGTGAGCACTTCACGAGCCTCATCTACTTTATCCCAATCTTTATTTAAGATTGAATCGTTTAGAAGTTCCAATGTGTATTGAATGTCGGACTGGTCCATAGTATTTTTCTTGTGACTAACCGACGCATACATATTAGCTTTCATACGAAAAAGTAGATTTTTATTGTTTCGCCCGTAATAATATACTATGCGGAACAATTAGTCAACTTATTATAAATATGAAGATGAGACTTCGAGTTCTATCGGAGGATTTCCAGTGTTGGAGTAATATATGTTATTTATAAACCCTTGATAAATTGGAGCGGTGAGCGGGTCAAATTGTTCATATCCTACCAACCTTGCATCAATGGATACACTTGAATATGGGCATTGATAAGACCATGACGTATTAGGCATAAAAGAAGGAAACGCCGAATACTTTTTGAATTGCCCCGGCCCCGTAGCAAAAATCACTACGATTGGACCATAAAATTGTGAGGTATAATTTCCACCATTGCGGTTATCGAAAAATATGACCATTCTTTGCAGCGGTCCAGTTAAACTTCCGGTCGCAATTGATGGTGTGGAATAATATGGAGGCGGACTATCCTGTGTATGATATTGCATGACATATCGGGTTGCTATAGCGTCATAACTTATCTCCGAGTGTCCAAGTCCATCAATTTGAAATTGAAACATTCCAGTAAATGGGTCACTATTCGAAGCACTTGTGAACCCCGATTGATTTATCGGTATAATAGCAACTGAATTCCAAGTTTTAACGGGATGGTTTCCAAACGCTACATTCACATCATCATCATGACTGGCCCAGAATGACATTGAATAGATGTATGGATATGGCGTTTGCGATGCGGGCAAGAAATAGCTTGCGGTAGCAACGTATGATGCGGACGAGGCATAACTTGCTGTTCCAAACACCGACCCCGTAGTTGGACCAATGTGAAGTCCATAATGAGTTCCCGACAAATATGATGAACTTACGGAACTACTTGCCCACGACGAAGAGAATGATGCGGAAGCAAATGGGGGAGTAGTATTTGGCAATGTAAAATTAAAATACGATGCTGTATCTGCCAGAAACGACCTAGATGCATATGATGCGGATATGGATGATGACGCCCATGACGAAGAGAGTGATGCGGAAGCAAATGGTGGAATGCTATTTGGCAACGTAAAGTTAAAATACGATGCTGTCACTGCATTGAAAGACATAGATGCATATGATGCCGAAACTGCCACTGCTGACCACGATGAACTTATGGATTGCGAAGCATAAATACTGGATGTTATCAATGGAGCTATTGCGGCGATTGACGCACGATATGTCGTCATTGATGCACTATGAACCAATGGAAGAAAATCTTCGGTGTTTATCGAACCGATATTGTTTAACTCGCTTATTTTTATATTTCCAAATGACATATGATTAAGATATTACGGTCCATCCCCTTGAAACAAGAGTCCCTATGTTAGTGACAATTCCTGCTGCCGAAGCACTGCCGGGATTATTAAATATGTTGAAATACCCGTTTGATTTACCACTCGTTACAAGATTGGATGCGAATCCACTTATAAATCCCGGACCAAATTGACAATTCGCTACATTCAAATATACGCAGTTTGATGGAATGGCGGGAAGAGATGTTAATGGTGATGAATGGCAATCGAAGTATATGAGCGATGCTGGAAGAGTCGCCCCACTCCATCCCGTGTTCAGATTTATACAATTTGCTACCGACATACTTTGGACTGTATCTGGAAAATAAATCGGCGTGTGAGTAATAGAGAGATAATTTCCTATGAACGTTATCAATCCCTCTGGCATACGGGCCGGTAAATTTAAACTTATGTTGTTCGAGCAGTTGAAATAACTCATGCTCGGAGGAAGGTTGGGTATTCCGGCTATAGAATTATTAGAGCAGTTCAGATATGCCAACGATGATGTAGAAAGGTCGGTTAGTGCTGAAAAATTACAATTTGAAATTGACATTGATATAATTCCTGCTGGCACTCCTCCGAAACTTGTTAAGCTGTAATTTCCATCCGCAATTAATGTCGTCAAGTTACTCAGCGTCCACGTATAATACATGGTATTAAGAGTATTTGGTGGAACGAGCAATACGGTCGCATCGGCAGACCCCGAGAAAATAACTTGTGATGCTGACCCTTGATATACATTTCCGGGGTTAATGCTTGATGAATAAAACAAAATTCCATTGGATGGATATGCATAAAATTGTGTTAATTCTGCGGGAGCTACATTGAAGTTTTGTGCGGTGCTAGAAAATCTAAACCGAGTTGTCCGTGAATTTTCGATGAAAGCACCATTGGATGCGGTTACGTAAAATTCATATATTCCGTTGAATAAACTTGTTCCGCAGAGAGAGAACGGATATTTCAATGTTCCAGATACATTGGACCCTCCGCCTCCATACCAATATATTGGAGAAGAATCCAACGAACGTGAATATCCCAATGCTCTATCTACGGCAAACAACTCAATTTTTCCGTTCGTTGGAGCGGCAGAAGATGTAAATTGAACCATTACTGTTCCGAACGCCTCGGCGGTCGTTTGTTGTAATCCTCCCAACGGAGAATTTATAGTTACCGAATCAATCTGAGATGCTGATACTGATTGTGTAATGGCAGTAAACGTTCCATAATCAATCGCTTGGTTTCCATTAGAAGCTGCTACCAAAGCATAAGATGCTGTTCCATTTGGATTAATTCCATCAAAAAACAAGAACGATGCCGTTGGAACATACGATGCGGTAGTGGCTGTAATACTGTTCAATGCTATGGATGCTGTATCCGAATACGGGGAATATGCTGCGGTTGTAGCATATGATATAGAAACTTGTGTTAGACCGAAATATGATGCGGTTAAAGCATACGACGCAGTGCCATTTCCGTTGGGATTGAATTGCAAATATGATGCTGTCTGAGCATTCCCCGCAAAAGACGCCGAATATGCCGTTTGGGCGGTTGATACAAACACATAGGATGCAGTCGCAACATATGAGCTAGTGGCGGAATATGATGAAGATATGGTTGATACCGCATAGGACGTTGTTGCTGCGGTCTGTGCCCAACTGGCGGTCGGAGCATAAGAAGAAGAGCTTATTAGCACATAAGATGCTGATGTAGCCATGAGGGCATAACTAGCAGTTCCAGATAACGACCCCGTAATGCCATTCCCGAAAAGGAAACTGCTAAGGTCTCCCAAAGTTAATTTTTTAGATTCGTAAGCTACGATGTCGGATATAAGCAGAAGGTCTGCTACATTCAACTCGGGCACCGTAATTTGGGTCAATTCTGATACTCTTTTATTCGCCATGTCAATAAATAGCGATTAGAGAGCCTTTTTCACCTTTCTAATGATAAATTGAACGAGTCCGCTACGGACAATATCGTCTTCTGTGAAGCGGAATACATGAATACCATTTTGACGACTTTCATCATCGTCGAAATGGCTCACCATTTTTATAAATCCGCTTTTACCATTAATATCACTTTGCTCTGGGTCGCCTAAGATAAATACTTTCGAAAACTCCCCCGTGCGTGTAATAAGTGTTAAAAGTTCCTTATAAGTCATATTTTGAGCTTCGTCTGCGATAATAACTTTGGCGTTCCAATTTAAACCACGCAGGAACCCCACGGGAATGCCGGTTACACGTTCTTCTTTGAGTAAAATATCAATATCACTCTTCGGAAGAAATTCCGTCAATTTTTCAAGCAACGGTTGAATATAAGGACTCATTTTTTCATCTGCTTCACCGGGAAGAAATCCGAGTTTGGCATCTGAACATTCCACGGCACTTCGAATATAGATTAGGTCACTGACACGCTTTTCATTAATCATAGTCAATGCGTGAAAAATAGAAAGAAACGTTTTTGCTGTTCCTGCGGGACCAGATACAAATATAATCTTCGAAGATTTATCTGCTGCTAAGTCGAGGAATTCTTGTTGTCGGGCGGTCAATTCTCGTTTGTATATTTTGAGAACTGATTTTAATTTGCTTCTCTGCGGTATGACCGGGCTTCGGTCGTTGTTAATGTCATTGATTGGTTGAATGTGGTCCGTTTGGTTTTTGATTTTCTTTTTCATTCTTTTTAAGGGTTTCACATAACACTTCTACCCGTTGACATAACTCATACATCTCATTATCCATATAGAATTTATGAATGTGTGAGAGATTCGGAATGAACTCGTGCTCGTTGATGGTCACAACGAATGGCGTGTCCTTAAATTGAAAAACTTCTACCAATGGAAGTTTATTCTCGACTGCGAACTTTATCGAAGAAACTACATGTTCCATCATATCCACCTTGAATTTAGATACGAATTTTCTCATCTCCTCTGCGGGAGACGGTAAGATGTATAACTCATTTTCTTTTGGTGTGGCCGGTTTCTTTTTTCTGACCATGCTAATAAATATCCGATACGTATTGCGAAAAGTAAAATGAAATAAAAAAAAAGACGCACGTAAATACGTGCGCCTGATGCAATTGAAAATTTTACCAAACTCGATGACGTTTCGAATCGTAAATGACCGCCTCTACTTTTTCACCACAAGAACACGATTCGGAAATTCTCCTCCAATATTTTATTTCGTCCAAGCATCGGGGGTCCGTTGGAGAATCATATTCTCTATCTGATACTCGATGCCCTCCACGGACAACGACGTATTTGATTGGATGGTGTTCCACTACAGTTGTGGTGGACGAATTTGTTTTATGATTTTGACTTGTTGACATGTTGATAAATAAAATCGGCAACTTCCTTGGCTTTTTCGGGAGTCAGGATGATATTATCCTTCCACGGTCTGCCAGTGAGGATAATATTTTTGCACCACCGAATTTTTTCTCGCCAACAAAGTGGACGAGTAAACCCTTCGTTCCAAATAGAAAACCAAAATTCATCTGGAATATCTTTGTTCGGCCAGTGGGTAACTTCAAGGGCTTCCCCATGACATTCACACTTCACCATTATGGATGTGTCTTCATTCACAGTTGGAGTGGGAATGTTCATTTTCTGTTTGAAACTTAATGCACGTATGAAATACATCCTACGAAAAGCATCATTCCCAAATGGAGCCAAAACCACGGACAGAGACCCATGACGGTCGCAATCGCAATTAGAATGAGAACCCGAGGAATCAATGCTGCCATTGGCACCGAAAGCCAAAGCGTGCAAAGATGCGGGAATCCGCCCGAAATATACACGGCTAAGAGGGAGATGCGAGGAAGGAACAGACTGAGGACGAGGAACCAGATTGGTAGTGTCATAACTTTGTTTTTGTTGATTTTTTAACTTCGACGACATTCTATCATATCGGCAAAAACATGTCAACTAAAAAAAGTGGCGGTGAGTGAGGGATTCGAACCCCCGGTGGTTTTAAGGCCACTCCTGTTTTCGAGACAGGTGCGATAATCCATCTCTGCCAACTCACCATTAAATTTTCTCGTATCTCGGCCTTCCATTACCAGTATTTTTTCTCCCAAAATTTGGTGTTTGAGCATGACAATTGGGACAAATCAATTTCAAATTTTCCGGCCTATTATTTTCAAATTTTCCATCAACGTGATGTAATGTTATAGAAATTGGTAAACTCATCCATTCTGTATTTTTACACGTTTCACATTTCCGACCACGAGTTTCAATCAAATACTTTTTGATATGAATAGAGGTCTCTGCCTTTCCTCGCATCCCGTTCTGGGTTCCTTCAAGCCATTCTCGAATATACTTTTTATACTGAAAATCATGTTGGCATTTTACACCACAAAACTTTTTTCCGTTTCGTCGCCCAACATTTCCGCAGTTTATACACGTCTTTATTGAATATACTCCCGGCATAGGTTTAATCCTTTATCGAATAAATATCGAGGGTTAAACCCAACAGTGTAATAAATTTGGCGGCGGCTGTAGGAGTTGAACCCACTCAAGTAGTTAGCTTGCCTCAGCTTTCCAAGCTGGCCCGTTACCGTTCCGGCAAGCCGCCAGTTACTTCGATATAGATGCTTATGGAGAAATTTCGCTTCACCCTGACCGTATTCGCCGTCATCGCATAGCCATTCTTTAGGTTGTGGCCTCCTTTCATCCTCTTCGGCCCAATCAAGTGCCTACTTGTTGCGGATGCTCGCCCCATGTGTTCTTCACTACGGGGGTTTAGAGTTGGTGTCTCCTGCTACATCAAAGAACTTTACTAAAAATTGGCTGGAGTTAAAGGAGTCGAACCTTTACTTGCTCTTTCAGAGAGAGAATTGCTACCATTACAACAAACTCCAATCTTGGTTATAAATATACCACATATTGCCGAAATGTCAAACACTTTTGCAAAAAAAAAAATCCCCCGCCGAAGCGAGGGACTTTTGCTATAGCGGAAATTACTTGATGTTCAGCTTGGCCTTGATTGCATCACGGTCAACTTTTCCATCCTTGATGAAATACGGAACGACGGGGCGTGACGCTTTCAATCCAGTTCCCGTGGATGTCAATGCTTGTTGGAATCCAGTTTCAACCGCAGTTATCCATGTAATTGCAGCGGGACTGTTGGTAAGTTGGTTTCCGACATATTGGCTTACCGCCAAATCATAAGCGATAACTGCACCGCTGATGGCGAGGTTCACAGCCTGATTTGTTCCTGAGACTTTAGCCAAAGAGGCTTGAAGGGCAGCAGGAGAGAGGTCCGTGCCCAAGATGAATGTATCAATTGTAGCATTCGCAATCTTGAAATACTGTGCGTTTCGGGGGTCTTGCTGAATTGCATAGGTAGCACCAGTGTTTGCTGTTTGAGTGATGACTGTTCCCGCTGTAGCGATTTGAGCAGGCGTGAGAGTTTTAATAGTAGCACAACCAACCAATAGGCCGATGACTACGCCGACGATTGCGAATAGATTCAGAGTTTTCTTCATATACTTTTGTTTTTGTTTGACCGACATTTGGTGGAGCCGAGGGGAATCGAACCCCTATATGCACAATGCCATTGTGCCATCCTACCGTTGAATGACGGCCCCGAGAACCAAGGGGAAGTGCCCCTCGGTTAGATGCACAACACCTTTAGGTGTTGGCTTCCGACTTATTTTATTGTCTGCCGTCTCCCGCAGTTGTCAGAGAATGCTTCGCAGCATTTTCAGATACCTTTTCACCACATGGGCGATAGGCTAAATTGCTGGGTGCGCCACTTGACGGACCCGTTACTCCTTCCACGCTTGGTGGATGAGCTATGGTCATAAATATATCAGACTCCTCGCAAGATGTCAATTTCTTTTTTCACATTTTCCAACAGACCCCAAATGAGATGAATTTTGTTTTCTCGAATGACCTGATTTAGTTTATATTCATCAATTTTGGAAAGATATTTGTTTTTCGGGTCTAAATATACATTATACGCAGGAAGATAGAAATCAGGATAATATCGTCTTTTGTTCCCATCTGAATCGGTCCACCAAAACATATGATGTTTTCGACTTCGCTCCCATTTTATTCCAGACACATCCATCCACGCCGCCATTTCTACTTCCCATTTGGAATCCATCCATATCCCATTATGCTTATATTTTCTATAATTTGTATCGCCCCCACAATTTGGATTTGCTATTGCCTTTTCTCGGAGGAGTGTTCTGAAACATTTATCCGAACAAGTTTGATACGTATCATCCTTGTATTTTATGTTTTTGATGAATGAAGATTTGCATGTCACGCAGACAAATGTTTTCGGAATAGGATATGTTTTTGGTCGAGGATGGAGTTTATTATACTCACGGAGAGTTTTGCCGACTTGATTTACATTAACAAATAATTGGGAATATTTCCTAGCACAATCCAAACTACAACATTTTCTTGCTCGTTTATGAGTTGTGGTATTAAACTCCTTGCCGCAGAAAAGACAATGAGATTTTATATTGGTGGTTGTCTTTTGAGTTGCAGATACGGCGCAGGACAAAGAACAATAAAACATTGTTCTTCCTCTTCGAGATTGGCGAGATATTTCCGAAGCTGGTTTTTCACACTCCGCTTTACATTTAGAACAAACTATTGTTGTCATTTTCATACAACAATAAATAGTGGAGCCAAACGGAAACGAATGAAATATTTTAGAGTGGTGGAGCCACCCGGAATTGAACCGGGACAACTGCGATGCAAACGCAGCACACTACCAGTTATGTTATGGCCCCATAAAAGGATGACGATGAACGTCTATCCCAACCTTTTCCACCATTGGTGAATAGGAAATCTTACCCATAAGTATAACAGAAATTGCCTAAATGTCAAGTCCTGTGATTATTTATATTTCAGACCACGTATTTCGTGTATTCCTGCTCGGAAAATTCACGAATACCACGCAGAGCACTCGAACTGATGTGGCGAAATGCGGGGTCACAATAAAAAGTTGCCACTTTGAGATTGGGCTTCATTCCCCGCAGAAACGCAATGAGATTCTGCTCGTATTCCAAATCAGCACCGTTACGGAGACCACGAACCAATATCACATTGAAGTAATCATTCTCCAACTCCGTGATGAGTTCGGTCAAAAGCGTTTTATAAACCCTCGTATCAACACCCATGTTGGTCAGGAACTCATTGGGTAACGCATACCGCTCCTTCGGCTGTGGCTTTTTATCAGGATTGAATCCTTTGGCAACAATCACTTTGTCGAAGATTTCAACTGCCTGTTTTACAATTGACAGATGGCCGACGTGAAACGGGTCAAAACTGCCCGCATAGAGTCCGATAGTTGGATTTGTGTTCATAACTTTTATGTCCAAAGTCCTCCACGCTCTTTGACCACCCAAACCATTATTTCGGTCTGCAAGTCGTGAATTTCTTTTTCAAGGCGGTCTATTTTACCATATGTGGCTTCATAGTCAAGCTTTGTCATGTTGAGATTTGAAAGGTCAGTCGGGGGAACCCTGTCCCATTCAGCTTCCAACTCTTTTTCGAGAGCGGGCAACTTGACCGTCGCCAATTCGTAATAGTGTTTGACCTTCGCCATGAATTCGGCTTGCACGGGCGGATTCGTGGTGGAAAGAACATTGAAACAATCCTCTCCCTCAACATAATGTTTGAGCGATTCAAGCACGGCGATTTCAAGAATGGTATCCTTATCAACCCAAGTGCGGGGAATCTTTTTTGTCAACCACCGCTGACGAGGACGCAGCCGAGACGAGATTTGGGTATAATAGAAATCTCTCCACCAATGGCGGTTAAAAATTCCCACTTCATCATAGCTTCGGAGATAGTCCAAAATTTTCATATTGATTTGTATTTTTTACATGCATCCACAAACAACTCTGCCATCAGCCATCCTCGGTCAGTCGGTTCAAAGCGAGCAATCGGGGAAAGCACGGCGGGATTGTTTGAGAAATGCGGGTCCAATGCTTTCAATTTATGAAGTTGTTCGGTCGTCACATTCTGAAACACCAAAATTTTATTGCCCTCGTAGTTTTTGCAGTCGGGATAATTCACTCGGACAATCATATATTTCCCATCCCGTGTGAAATCCAAAATTTTGAAATTATACGGGTCGGGGTTCGGCAGTTTCGCCTCACCGCTTGAAAATTGTTTCTCAGCGATGTCAAAAGTATTCGACGATATTGACCATCCAATGCATCCCATAAAATTATAATGATAACGATTTGATTTTGTTAAAGATTTCGGCCAGCGATTCGTCTGGCGTTTTTCCTGTGGTGTTGATACTAATAAAATTGTCCATCGGCGGTTCGTAATCAGCAACGGCAAACTTATCTCGTTCTCGGGAATCGGTCTTCCACACGTAAATTTCTTGAACTTCTTTGTTTCTCGATTTCAGTTCTTCCCGAACTTCACGATACGGATTGACTGTCGAAACGATAACACAATAACCTTGTTCCGCAATATATTCCACAAGCCGTTGCAGTGCTCGGGTCTGTTCAATGCGATATTCTTTGGTGAAATGTTCTTTGGAATATGTCCCACCGAATATGGCACGCAAATCATCCCCATCGAATGATACGCAATGGATAACTTTCTCCCGCCGCTCCTTGAATAATTTCGCAAGCGTAGATTTACCTGTGCATGGCTGACCGACAAACCAATAAATCATAATTTTTTAGTATTGTAGATGCGACTGTATTTTTCTTCGTATCGTGGTAGAAACTTGATTTCTCCATTATCGTGGAGGTTTTCAATCTCATCATTTGTAAGAAGTATAGGGCATTCGACCCGATATGTCAAATTGTTTTTCGCACAAAATGTCATCGCACCCGCTCGTTTAGAATTGACCGTGATTGAGTTGTGAAGCCGAGTCGGTTTACATTCCACAAGTAAGTTGCCATTCACGAGGAAATCTGCAAAATATGTTCGGGTCATTCCTTCCCAATTCGTATAAGGAATAGCATATTTCTTCTGCTCGGCATTCTCCCATCGCCAACCGTTCTTCTCAATGACATTTATCATGTAGGAAAGTTCGTGAAGACTTCTGAAATACCATCCATTATACCATCCACTCCACCCATTTCCAGAACCTTGAGGAGAAGGTTTTCCATACATTGGATTATTTTCGCCCGATGCGGCAGCGGACCATTTTCGTTTAGTCTCTACCATTTTTTCATCGGCCATTTTCTTGCCATATTTTTCCAACCAACAACAGTATAAACTTTTACCATAGCGGGAATTATCGGTTCCATATAGGCATTTAGCATTTTTACGAAGTTTTTCTTTTTTGGCATCTGAACATTTCCGTTTGATTCCACGCCGTTTATATTCCGCCTGAAATTTCCGAACGCCTTCGTTTAGTTTGCGTAAATATTCGGGGTCTTTTAGAAGACGCTGAGTGCGACACGCATAGCAAACTTTCTGTTTTTTCTTCGCCCTGTTACATTCGTATTTATTGGAATATGTTAGAAGAACATTACAATCGGGGCAATGACGGGAACTTTCCGTGATACTCATATACCATATAAATAGCACGCAAAATCACCAAACGTCCATTCCGATTACGGGATAACCTATGCTCCAAAAATAGTGGAGACGAAGGGCATTGTATCAAAAACTTTACTGAATGGTGGAGCCAACGAGAGTTGAACTCGTAGTCTTCACGTTGCGAACGTGCTGCATTACCAATTATGCTATGGCCCCTAAATTAAATGTCGCAAACTATAGCCGCCGTTTTGTTATTTCAACTCTACATTTATCTCACCTTGCGGTGGTCAGCCGTTAAAGCCAACTGCTCCAACCTGTTCTTTACATCGGCCAGCACTAGCCTTTGAACCTTTAGGATTGCTTCTACCTTGTGGTCAATAACGGATTTTATTCCTGCCACGGCTGCTGAGAAGCGGCGAACTTCCTCAAGCCTTTTGGACCTGCGTAGAGTCGCTTACGACAAAATTTCAAACAACTGGTGGTAAGGTATCATCCTTTTTAGGAGTTGTCAATGGCTTATTTTGAGGTATTTGATTACCATTCCCGTTTCCATTGCCATTTCCATTGCCATTATTTCGAGAACCCATGTATGCTCCAAACGAATTTGACAGGAATGCTCCCGCTGCTGTTAATCCCGTTCCGAGACTTCCTCCCAAAACTATTACCCATTGGACCATAGTTGGATTTTTTTCGGAATTGGACCATTGACCCAAACCAGTTTGCAGAGTAAGCAAGCTTGTCCCTGCGAAAACACAGATTAATTTGGCAATGACTACGAATGATTCGAGGTTTTTCATAAATTGGTGCTAACGAAGGGATTCGAACCCATACTGCCTTCCCCCTCAAGGAAGTGCCTCCTTCCGTTGGGCTACGTTAGCAAAAATTATTCGGGCAACTGCCCTTCGACCATTTCCTTGAACTCTTTCAGGAGTCCTTGGCGGTCATCCCGATACTTCTTAAGCATATAGAAGAACGGAGCACGGTTGGCCTCATCAATCATTCCGATGACAAACTCTTTCAGTTCATCATCATCTGGCTTCCAATCGAATTCCTCACAAATGGCACGGACGCTTGTGCCAATGGGAGTCATTGCAAATGCACTTTCGATGATTCCAGCTTTGGCAAGGTCATCCAAATAACCACTAATAACCATTGCCGAGATATGAGCCTCGGAAATTTCAGTGTTTTCTTTTTTGAGACGTGCCAATATAGCTTTGATTTTTTCAGGTTTTGTCATATACTAAATTGTATCAAGAAATAGATTTTGGGTCAAGCATATTCGTAAACTTTGCAATCGCCTTGTCAGCTTCCGCAGCATCATTCAAAGCATCTACCATCCATTCGACCCATTTGCGGTCAGGCATTGTTCCATCGGGACCATATCCCGCAGTGAAAATATTCCACGGATGAACTTCGTTACTAATCCGCAGCCATTTGGATTTGGTGTTGGGAGATTTGGCCTCTAACTCTTTCAGTTCTTCCTCCGAATGCATGAATTGACGGCGGAACAGTGTAAACTCCCCCTTGCGGTCTCCACGGTCAAATTCCACATAGAAAGGTGGTTTTTGTCCAACTTCACTTACAGGATAATATTTTTCTTCGTAACTCATATCAATAACTATACACCGTTTTTCAGCGGAGTGCAACTTTTTATACCATTGATAAATGCATTCACCTTGTCTTGAATCAGATGCCTGTATTTACTATGCCAGTATCCGTGATGGGTCGGACATAAAGGGACTAGATTTTGTGGGTCATTATTACTGGTATCTTCATCCATATGATGGACCGCCACAATTTTATCTTCGCCGCATACAACACATTTTTTCTCGTGGTTATGCCAACAAATTGTCCTGTAATTTTTATATTTTGACGGTGAGTTTCTTTTTCTGGCAAAATATGTGTTGGAACAAGAATATGAACACGTCACCTGTTCATTATCATATTTTGGAGTAAACGAAGTCTGACATATTGGACATGTTCGTTCTGTAAAAACATTAGGAGCGGTTCCGTTCAAAGTAAAATGCTCGAAGGATATTCCTGTTGATATTAACTGACTCCGCAATCGCTTATTAATTCGGCTATGAGGTTGATACCCAAGTTTCCTTGTCAATTCTGCAAATGAATAACATTGCGATACCAATTCTTGTGTTATTTCCATACCAATAAATAGTATAGTCTGAGCGAAAGATACGAAATATATTCGTATAAAGTGGTCACGATGGTCAGATTTGAACTGACATTATTCTTCGTCCCAAACGAAGTGCCATAACCAAGTTAGGCGACACCGTGATTAACTACCTATAAATATCATTGACCATTCCGAGGATAGCCGGGAACTTCCGTTTCATTGACAATTATTTTTTCACCACCATCACTTTGAACGGAAACAAACCCGTCGCCAAGTGGAGCATCTTGTATCCACGGGGCTTCTTGGCTTTCAATGATAATGGCCTTGCTCAGGCTACTATTGGACCCCGTGCCTTCGAGCAATCCAGTCTTCTCCCACTTCTCAACCAATTCTTTTGCCTTCGCATCATCAACGCTCTTTTTACAGGCATCTTTGATTTCTTGAGGGAGATTATCAACCGCTTTCAAAACATCAGCGGCGAATTCCGCATCACGCTTTGCACGGTCAAGAACAACTTGTTTGGCGAATTCGATTTTCTTTTCGGCCAACTTCTGTGCGACATACACTTTGTTGGGTTTGAGACGACGTTTGAAACCTGTTAATGCAGACATATTATTTATTCGTTGATGTATTGAATGACGGTAGAAAATCTGTTGAAACTCCGGGCTTGCTGGCCATCATCAATGTTGCAGCTTGTGCCGTGGTTGCACGTTCACCCGTGGCAACTCGTGACCGAATTCCTCCGGTCGAAGAAAAAATAGCGGTTTTAAATTCAAAATCCATCAAAACATCAGGAACAACTCCATTTGTCGTGCAAGGAACAAGTGCCAATTCTACTCGTTTATATGCTAATGTAGCTTGTGGCGTTGATGTTGCGGCTGCTTCAGATACATCAAATCCAACAATTGTCCCCGAAGAAATGACAACATAATTGTGCGGAGCTTTGCAACCAACCATTGTTGCAGCCAAGAGCGTGATTCCTAAAATTTTCAATAGAGTTTTCATTTTACATTTACTTTCACTGGGTTGAATGGAGCACTACTTACTTCAATATCCATATTGGAGTTTGTGCTTACCATTATTTGATTCAACGAACTATATCCCACCCCACCGCCTCTTTCAGATACATATCCTCCGAGAACAGTTGTCTTGGTGATTTGGGCCATTGTTTGATTCGTGTTATTTACACTTACAACTCCAATGCCTATCACCAAATAATGGGTAGTGCCATTGCTTCGTATTGGAATACATCCAGTCATAAATAGCATTCCCACAACCGCAACGATGGCCAAATATAGGCTTCTCATAAACTGGTAGGCGTGATAGGTAATGCTCCTATGTTTTCACTGTGTCAGAGTGATGTTCTACTTTTAAACTACACGCCTGTCTGTCCTTTTGTTTAATCGGGCACAAAAGCACCAAAAAGCCATGTCAACGCCATAAGGCGTTAAGGAGCGACTTTTAGGGAAAGTCTCCCGCCCTCATGAAAGTTGGGACGAATCCCACTTCTTTCAAAATCCGTTTCTTCGCCTGCTCCATAGTGCCTTGGAAAACCCACAGTGGATAATCCTTACAATATGTCCACAGTTCGTTAGGCATCAATAAATGTCCAACATCTTCCGCCCACATTTTCATTTGAAGGTTGATGGACATCTTACCTTCTTGAACTCGTTTTACCAAATCCCATTCACGAGTTGGCATCATTACGCCATTTTCCAAACAAACAAAACTATACTGTCCATCTTCACCATTCGGGTCGTTTGGCGGCAAATACCCCGGGTGACATTCGAAAATTTTCGGGAAATTAAGATACAAATCCCAATTCTCTAAGAACTCTTTCCTTTTTGTTGAGCGGCGTTTGGCAGTGACATAGCATCCTCCATTATTTTATTGTTTGTTGCTTATTCGTTTCTCTACACTTAGATATTTCGGCGGAATATTCTCATAAGTATAGACTCCTTTACCGGAATACATTGGGTCTTCGAAAAATCTTATACGCCGAGTTGTTTTTAATTTTTTAAAATCCACGGAAAATAATGTGAAATCAGTTGCCATATCTTTGAACGGACGATTCCCTAATAACCCAATCGCCGACGAT